ATTGTATATAGCGACAGACGAAAAAGATAAAAATATTTTTAATTTTCTTAGAGAAGATTTTGATTTGTTTTTTTTGGACGATTTTTCAAAAGATCTTAAAAATTATGAATCAATGTGTTTAGACCAGATAGTGTGTAGCGAAGCAGAGGTATTTTTGGGCAGCAGGTTTTCAACATATAGCGATTACATAAATATTATTAGAGGAATAAATAATAAGCAAGATTTTCACAGAATGGGCACAAATTTTAACTTTAGGAGGTCTGATTATGATTTATTTCCTTGGGAGAAAGAGCCTGCTGGTTGGGATAGGCTTCATGATTTTTATTGGAAATACGAAAAAGAGACATAATATAAAATATGGAACAAGAGACCTTAGAGCTAAAAAATTTATTTACCAAAGAAGAATGCGAAAATCTAATCAAAAAATATGACTTAGAGTTGGAGAAGTTAAAAGTTGTGAGTCATGAGTCAAAGGGAAGTGTTGATAGTAAAAACAGAGTAGCTCATGGCACTTGGATACATGACCAAGACAAGACTGTAGAAAAACTAAAGAAGATAATCTCTTCTATAACTGGACTTCCTGTAGAAAATCAAGAGTCGCCTCATTTCATTAAGTATGAGGTTGGCGGTGAGTACAAACATCATTTTGATTATTTTTTGCCAGATTCAAAAAATTATATAGACAATACATCAAGAGGGGGACAAAGAGTTTTTTCTTCAATCCTGTACTTAAATGAAAACCTTGAGGGCGGAGAAACGGATTTACCAAGGTACGAATTAAAGGTAAAGCCGACACTCGGAACTTTATTTAATTGGAGAAATTTAAAAGTAAACGGAGATTTAAACGAAAAGTCTTATCATGCTGGCCTGCCTGTACTATCTGGCACAAAATATATAATAGTTATTTGGACTAGACAGCAAGCTTTTAACAAAAGCCAAAGATCAATGCCTGTTTATACTTTATCTAACGATAAAGATAAATTTGAAGAATTGGGTTATACATTTGTAAATAATATTATAGACCAACAAACATGCGAAGATTTTGCAAAAGAAATTTTTTACTTAAAATTTTTAAATAAATTAAACTCAGAAAGCAGATCCAATTTGGCGGCAGAAAATTTTGATCCAAACATATTTAGACCATCATATGGAATAGGGAATGTTAAAAAATTCAACGATTATTTAAAATTGATATCCAAAGATCTTTCTGAAAAAATAGGTGTCAAATGGAAGGAGAGTCATTCATTTGCAAGAATATACTATAATGGAGGTACGCTTGGAAAACATATAGACAGAACAGGACTGGATTATACTCTTTCTATTAATTTATTTTCGACTATAAAAAATGATTGGCCTCTTTTCTGCATAGACAAAAAAGGAAATCAGATTGCGGCTAATACAAAAAATGGGGATGGTGTACTTATTTTAGGAAGAAAAATGCAACATTGGAGAGAGCCGCTTGTTTGTGGTCCAGACGAATGTTTTGTTCAGCTATTTTTGCATTGGTCTCACCTAGACTAATGAAAATTTTATATATTTCACCCCATTTATCTACAGGGGGGCTTCCTCAATATCTTTTTAAAAAGATAGAGAGCCTAAATTCCTTGTTTCAAATTTACTGTATAGAACATAAATTTTTAGGGGACGCTTATGTAGTCCAGAGAAATAAAATTAAAAATTTGCTAGGAGATAGATTTTACTCTGCATCTAAAAAACCAGATGGGTATCTGATCGAGCTTATAAGAGGTATAAATCCAGACGTAATTCATTTTGAGGAATTCCCAGAAACATTTCTTGGAAACGAAATTTGCGCTGAAATATATAATCCAGACAGAAAATATCTAATCTTTGAAACTGGACACGGTATTTACTTTGACCCACAAAATAAAAAGTTTATACCAGATAAGTTTATATTCGTCTCTGAATACCAGTCTAAGCTCTATGGAAACTTAGGCGCTCCGTTTGAGATAGTAGAGTATCCTATTGAGCTAAAAAAGCCACAAAAGAAAATGGCTCAAGACGCATTGGGCTTTGATCCAAACAAGAAGCATATAATCAATGTTGGTTTATTTACTCAGGGTAAAAATCAGGGAGAGCTTATTGAATTAGCTAGAAAGCTACCAGATTTTCAGTTTCATTTTATTGGTAATTTGGCGATTAACTTCAAAGATTATTGGGGTTCGATAACAAAAGATTTACCAAATAATTGTAAGATATGGGCGGAAAGATCTGATACTGATTTATTTTATCAGGCCGCAGACTTAATGGTGTTTACGTCTAAAAAAGAATGTTCGCCACTTGTAATTAGAGAAGCAATTGGATGGAGGCTTAAAACGCTAATTTATAATTTAAATTCATATTGCAACATGTATGACAAATACGCCAATGTAGAGTATTTGAAAGATGGAGATGAGCAGTATAATATAGACTTGATCAAAAGCTGCGTATGAAATATCAATTAGCGTATATTTATCAAAATACAAAAAGAAATTTTAATGATGCTAATTTTTTATTTAGTTTTATTGATGGGGCAAAGATTGCCATAGTTGGCGTTTCAGAAAGTCAGTTTAAGGTTAGATTCATTGACCAAGATTCATCTGAATTGGTATATGAAACTGTACTAAAATCAGGAATGTGGGCCTCGCCAGTTGCGAAGTACTTTGTAAATTGGCGCATTCAGGTTTTTAAAGACGATCAGTTAATTAGGGAGCATAGCTTAAACCTTGATCAAAAAAATGTAAAAATTATATTTGATACTGGTAGTCTTGGAGACTCTATCGCGTATATTGAAAATGCCGAAGCTTTTAGGGTAAAGCATAACTGTAATCTTTCTTGCGTTGTATTTAATAAAGATCTTTGCAAAATTTTTGCTGAAAAATATCCATCAATTAGATTCAGCCATTTTGATTTTGTTGGAGATTTTTATGCTGTTTATAAAATTCAGTATCCGATTAAAAATTGGAGGGGGCTCACAAAGAAAGACCCAAGAACAATATCCCTGACTCATATCCCAGCATTGGCGCTTGGTTTAGAGGTAATAGAAAGAAGGCCAAGCTTGGCCGTTCAAAAAAAATCTGATAAGAAATATGTGTGCATAGCGGTTCAAAGCACTGCCCAATGTAAATATTGGAATAATAAAGATGGCTGGAACTCTATAGTTAAATATTTAAATAATCTTGGATACGAGGTTTGGTGTATAGATAGATATTCAAGTTTTGGCAGTAAAGATAATTTTAATACTATCCCAAAAGGAGCTTTAGATAAAACTGGAGATTTTTCGCTAGAGCAGAGAATGGAACAAATATCTGGAGCTGAATTTTTTATTGGTTTGGGCTCTGGGCTTTCTTGGTTAGCTTGGGCTTGTGGCGTTCCAGTAGTTCTGATAAGTGGATTCAGCAAACCATTTGCTGAATTTTATACGCCATACAGGGTGATCAATGAATCTGTATGCAACGGTTGTTGGAATGACCCAAGCCTAGCTTTTGATAAGTCAGACTGGAAATGGTGCCCAAGAAATAAAGACTTCGAATGCACCAAGCAAATAACGCAAAAAGATGTTATAAAACAAATTGATAAGATTATCAGTACTCAACCTTAACTCTAGTTGATTCGTAAGTCTTCTTTTCGCTTGGGTGCTTTGCGCCGTTTCTTCTTTTGGAGTAGTCTTTTAAAAATTTATTTTTAATTGGATCTACCCCGCCATTTTGCTTTGCACGCTTTTCGCTAAGTTCTGTACTTTTATCCAGTAAGTCTCCATAGGTGCCTTTCTTGTTTTTTGTAGCATCGACGAATGAAGTATTGCTGTATGGGTCAATTTGGGCATCCACTGAGGCGTTAGGCACCTGATATACCCTCTTCCAAATAAGTCCTTCCTGGTCGATGTATGAATGCTCCTCGTTCATTCCTTGAAACACGTCAATCGTCTCACCGGTCTTTGGGTTCTCGTAGGTATACAGAGGCATATAAATATGGTAATAAAAAAGCCGCTTTTTCAAGCGGCTTGGGGTTTTAGTTGATGTCTACCTTCTTTTCTTGTTTCTTCTTCTTTGGAATTTTAATCGTCAACACTCCGTTTTTAACGGAGCATTGAACCGTTGAGAGTTCAAGAGAATCTCTGCAAACTAAAAATGATCTATTGTAATCGGTGTATTGACTCTTGGCTCTAATGGAGAGCTTATAGGAATCTTCACAATACGTTACAGAAACATCTTCTTTTCCGCATCCTGTAACGCGGAAAATATAAGAGGTTGAGTCTTTGTCTGAAGACTGATTAATGTAAGCGCAGTCATCCCAAAAAGTTCCAGCGCCAGTTGTAGTGGTGTTATAGTTTAAGTAGTAGTATGCCATAGTGGTTACTATTTAGCTAACGGCATGCCAAGCTTCTTCTAGAGGAGAACGCAATTAAATGGTACGTAAAGTGTTACAAATTTTCTCAACTGTATTTTCGTAAGTGAACTTTTGTCCCAGTTTGATTCCAGCTTGATTAATTATTTTATTTTCAGCAAGAGCTACGGCTTTTTCTATGCCTTGCATTGCCTCATTTTCCTCAAAATCATAAATATTTCCTTGATTAAAATCAGAGCCTTTTTTGAAGAAAAAACCGTCATAGGCTTCAATTTTATTGCTTGGCTCAATTAGTATTGAGTTGTCTCTAGTGGCCCAGTCTTTATGACTTGTAGCATTTAATACAACGCTCCATTTACCAAGGCAGGTAACATTAAAAGCTGGCAGACCCCAACCCTCTGCCCCGCTTAAGCCGCTAAGATCAATATCCGCTGAGTTTAAGATGTCATTAACTTCTGAGTTTGTTGTTACAAATGGAAGCACGTTAATATTGCCAGCCATTTGTTTGTACGAAGCTATAACTTTTTGAGTAAAATCTTTGGGAAGAAATGGATTGATAATGCAGCAAGTAAGTTGAAATTTTGGATTATTGCCATAAGCTTTAGCCCACATTTTTACAATCTTATCTGTATGCTTACGCTTCTCAAATTTACCCATGAGCAAGAAGTTGATCTTTCCCTCTAGATACTTTTTGCCAGTAAAGTGAAAGTCTGGATCAAATCCAAGCGGAATGCTT